AGCACTCCAGATCGGGAATTTCGAGCTTTCAATGAAATCTTCCAATGCCTTGGCATAGGAGCGTTCTGTATTTCTCGCCCGCCTGGTTTGTAACCAGAGAATTTCACATTGATTCCATTCGTTACTTTCGTTTTTGATTGGCATCTGCTATAATCCTTTTAACCGTGTGAAGCCGTGTGGATCGATCCCCTCGATTCCACGGCGTCCTTTTTTAATTCGGGATCCCACAACCCAGAATTGCCCCAGTGAAATCCATCTTCACAATCCTCGCAAATAGTAAACTCTTCCCGAATCTTTGCTTTGCAGCCACATTCGCATTGGCATGGATGCGATCCCTCAGCATGGATTTCAATACCTCCAGTAGCACGCAGAAGCTTATTCATAAAATCCTCACACTTGCTCCGGGATCCTTCGCAGGCGATGAAATATTCATACTCATTTTGGGTATTAAATAAAGCTACCTGTGGGTTACTATTTGGAGAAATAATGTTGATCGATCGAATAAAATCCAAATTCACCAACACACCACTTTCCAATTTCAGCAAGTTCATTCTTCCTCCTCGATTCTTTAAACCTAAATCCTGAATCCTAAAACCTGAATCCTGAATCCTCAATCCTCATACCCATTGCTGATCACCCGATAATCCGTAACCTTCCCAATCGGCTTATCAAACTTTGCATAATATTCTCTGGTCTTTTTCTCCTCAATTTTTCTGAGAACAAAATCAGAAATACCCGCAGCCAGCGCAAAACTAAAAATAATCAGAAACAAAATTACAGCCATCACAAACCCGGTCGAAAAATTACCAATCCATGCATTCATCTATTAATCCTTTCTCTTCAATTTTTCTAATCGTTCCTTCGTGGCAAGCATCTTCTCCAGCTTCGCCCGCCTCCGCCGCTCATGACGGTTAGGCTTCTTAGGCTCTACCATTTCAATCTTTTCCTTATCAACCTCTTCCTGAATTCTCAATTCTGAATCCTCAATCCTAAACAGTTTCGTCGCATCCTCCGCAAAAGTTCCCTCCGTATCAGAGTAACTTTTCACCTTCTGGTTCTCAGCCGCATCATTCATATTTTTTCCTTTCCTATCAGCTATGAGCTATCAGCTAAACCGGCCTCGTCGGCGCTCCTACACCTTCCAAAAACCGCAACGCACGATTCAAACAGCCAACAGCCCTTCCAACACGCAACAAAACATCAGATTCAGAACAATTCATTTTTAATAAATCCTCAATCTGATCCAAAGCTTCCTGAGTCTCCTCAGCTGCCCGGTCCCTGGCTTCCCTGGCCACATTTGGCCATTCCCTGGGTTTACTACTCATGCCGTCGAGCCTCAGCAATCAACGCCTGCTGAAATTTTTCACGCTGGTGAATATATCGGGAGATCGAACCAATGATCATCGGCAATCCGGAGGCAAAAAAAGCAACCAGCACCAAAATGGCAGCCGGCAGGCTCACAATCGCCACACCTACCAGGGTAAAAAATACCCCGCATGCCACAACCAGGCTCATAAAGCCTTCTGCGTACTTTTTGGAGATCAAATAATCCACCAGACGGTTATAAAGGATCCCAAATAACACAAGTGCCAGAAAAGCAGCCAGAATCAGCCCAAAATCCAGCCTTATTTCAAAACTGATAATTTTTGTCGTACCATCAAAATATGACATCCCCAAATCTCCCGTGTGTCCTTTTATTACTGACGATCCGGCAAACTCACCACCATCTGATCAATTGCCTTTGCAGCTGCCAACTGCCGCCTCTGCCATTCCAACCGAATCAGCCGGCGCACAAAAGCACTGCGATTATCGTAAGCATCTTCAACCATCATCAGATCGAGCGCTTTCGAATCTTCTTCAGTGAGGTTTATATTGGTCTGAACAAAACCATCTGCCAT